ATCTGATCAATAGATTCATTCTCACATGCGCCGATATAGGCCTCAGCACGTTCAATGAAGTCTTTTACCTGTCCAGTAATGGGTTTGTTCTTTTTCAGAGAGTCGGATTCAATATAAGCAACGTAATTTCTCAGCTCATCCGGTCCGATTTGCTCTAAAGGACACTTCGCAAACTTCCCAAACGGGACAACATAACCATGAACAGCATTAGGGTCTCCATCCTCCGCCATAGGCTGTTCAGGATACACGGTGGTTTTGTTAGCCTGATCCATCTCTTCTTGGGTATAAACGCCTCCTAGGTCATCAGGGAACGCCATACGCAGGGCTGCGGCCTCAGCGACCTTCTTGATCATCGTTTCGGGCATTTTAGCCCATTGAGATTTGCCTGTATTATATTCAACTAGAGGGACTTCTTCTCGGGCGCATTCTTTCCAATCTGACCTAAAGACTTCTGCGTAAGCACCGATAAGCACACCTTTGTCATCTTTAATAGCTCCGCGTTTAATTCCAGCCAACTTACCAGTCTTGGCTGCCAATGATCGAAATCCTTCGATGCCAATAACGATAGTTCCAGGGCCATTTCCATATTTGATGAAATAGATCTGTCCAGACTTGAGTGGATCGAGTCCAAGATTCTTACATCGATAAAGGAATAGTTCGAGCTCATTTTTGGTTGCTCCACGGGCTATAGTTTCAGTAATCAGTTTCATCTGTTCAGGGGTCCAGGTCATTTGTGGAATCGTAGCGACGTTATTCATTATCCATGCTCCTCTTCAAAACTGTTTTCGTTTTCTCTGCGAGATTCCATATCATGCTCCATTCCCTCTTGTTTACGTCTCTCTAGCAGGTTGAGATAAGAACTCTCCTGTGCGTATTCAAGTTCTATTAAAAAAGTCTCTTGAGTGATCACGCCCATTAATAGCTGTTTAAGCGAATGAGAAAGCTCAAGAGATTCAAGAAGATCCTCTGTAATCGTTTGAGATTCTTCCTCGTTGTAAGGACCGAAATAAAGGGGAATGTTCATATTTACCTCGTAAATAGTGAGTTATTGATACCGTCAATTATATGTCAGTTTGTAGTTTATTGCAAGTGGAATACTAGGGTAGCTGGTAGTGATCCGAATCTCCAAGTGACGTAAAATCACCGCCCCATCTAATCTCAATGCTGTGCTTATCGTTATAATCGTTAATAGATTTAAACAGTGTATAGGGGAATGAATCGATACCCTTCTCTTGTTTAAATAGATCTAGAGCCTGAGCTGGGGCTTTATTATGCGGGCTATCTGGCCAATGGCATTTCGTCTTACCCGCACTGAACGCCGCTTCCTGATCTGCTTGGCCCCTGAATGACCATGAAATATGAGCTGTTGGGAAGTTAGGCTTCACGTAGATCTTAAACCAGTTCTGAAGTACAGGGTGGGCTAACCCTAGTTTCTGTGTACAGCTTGGGCAAATGGGGTCATCAGTATGGTGAATCATCGATGATAAAAATACTCAGTTAAAATGGTTGCGACAATCCCTATGAGACTCGTATAAGCAGTCATCTTGCCAGTCCAATGCCAGCGAAACTCATTGAGTAGTTTAACATCCTTCTTAATCTCAAGAATATCTTCGTGTTGATTCTTTTGATTTGCTAAGATCTGGCCCAATAGCATTTTGTCATCAGGCATTAGGTTCCCTTACTGAGTTTCAATAACGTGGTAATTCCACTGTAAAACGTCGGTTGCTATACCTGCTGTTCCAAAGTTAATTGAAAATCCTGCTGTGGTAGCCGTCACAAATACTCCAAACGCCGCTATATTGGTAGCAGTGGTAGCATTGGTGGGGGTGATCACTGTTATAGGTGCGACTCCGTAAGCCTTATTGAAATTGACCGTGACCTGCACCCCGGAAGCAAGTGTCCCCACCGAGCCTAGCGTCAGATTCACGATACCAGCAGTATCAGTAGCATTAGCCACACTGCTTGTTGCCCCAGTCCCAGCGTTCGCATTAGTCGTGGTAGTTGGAGCAGTAGTCTGAGTACTTTTAATGTGGCCATCTTTAAAAACAAGAACTGTATTGGTTCCATTCGTTGCGCCGTTAATCAGGTTGATAGCTGGCAATGTGGTCTTAGTCGTAAAAACTGGGCTATCCATTGTTTTCACACCAGCAAAAGTTTGAGCGCCAGTAGTGACCACCCCACCAAATGATGCGCTGGCTGGCTCTAGTGTTAAAGTATTTCCAGATATTAATGCACCATTAGCGTTAGGAGCAGCACCAATGGCTGCCATCGTCGTCACTGCGAGCGCACCATTACCGGCAAGCTTATCGATGGCTTGAAGAATAGTATCTGTAGCCGCAACAGTCCCAGCTCCAGAAACGAACCCAGTAATAACTGCTGCGGTAACGGAAGTAGAAGTAAGCGAAGTGACACCCGCATTGGTGATTGTAACCGCTCCACTCATTGCAACATCGGTTGCGACGTTAGACGCATTTCCTACAAGGATATGACCGTTAGTCAGCGTGGACGATTGCTTGGCTGCAAAGCTTGTATGATCAGCAGCACTGAGAACACCAGATACTGAGTTAGTCGCCGTAGCAATTGTTAAAGTTCGAGTAGCGGTGACATAAGTAAAAGGTGCCGCCGCCACTATTGCAGGTAACCAAGCGAGTCCCGTAGCAGCAGCACTACTTGCTATCAGCGCAGTGCCGTCAGCCCCCACTGCTAAATTTTTATCTCCATTACCGTCATTTAAATTATTGAAAACGAGTAAGCTACCCTTGGCTTTAATCAAGTCTATACCCTTGTAGACTTGCAGCTCTAAAGCATCAGGACTGATGGCTTTACCCATGATCAGATAAATATCTGTTAAGGGGCTTGGGTTAGTCGTGAGTTGACCTGGGGTAGTTGGGTCTATATACTCGTTATAGCCAAATGTAGGTCCAAAGGATTTACCGGCTGCTGTAAATCCCGGGACTAAACCCCCGACATAGATATCGGCTGTTCTGCCTACGATATTGGCCGCAATCCCAAAGAGCCCCCAATAATCCCCGTTATAAGAGGAAGTAGCCGGTACCCACTGAGCCGCTCCATCGATCCAAGCTACAGCCATGTGATCGGTTACGGATGCGGAGATGGGCTGATCTTTTAATAAAAGCGAAGGTGCAGATATGGCCTGAACGGGGTTGGTGACCACACCTTCAAAGACGTTATCAAAGTGAAAATCCCACGCGGTAGTGGAGGTTGTAGCGATGTGGAAAGCGAGGCGATAACTGACGCTGTTCGGGGCGGCTAAGAAAGTTCCGGTAAAAGTGTTTGTTGTGAGAGTAGGCCCTGCAAGCGTTTGGGTGGGATTGACTAAGATGAGTTTCGCGTTCGTGATGTCGTAAACAAAAACTTGGACATCAGAATTCGCTCCTAAAGTCATTCCTGCTGAGCCTGAATAAAGGAAATTTATTTTTTGAAGCTGTCCTTGACCTGAACTTCTAATAATGAAATCGGTACTGACACCTTGTCCTTGACGGTTCGCGGCATCTTTGGAAAACATGAAATCTGCGACGCCCGCAAGCGGAGACACAAGATTACGGGTCAGGGTGACACCAACAGGTACACCGCCCGTAGCATCTAAAGGAGCTGTATCACCCCCATTAAACAGGAGATGAGACCCAGTGATGTATTGCAAATGTGCAGGAAAACCGCTTGTAATGGCAACGGTTGCAATAGCAAGAGCTGCGGGCACTGCATCCCAAGCTGCTTTGAGCTGAGTGGCTGAGGGGTTATTCGTGATCAGAGGCCCGTTATTCCATTCAACCTGAACAAGAGTACTTGAAATGACATTGATATTAGGTGTGGAAGATGGATAGGCTGCATTATATACATACTTAATATTCACGCCGTTTCCAGCAGCACCCGCTAGAACGGAAGTCCAAGTGAGATCCTGTTCGATGTAATAAGCACTCGTCGTATTGCCCGAGTCATTGTAAAGATTCCAGTTCGCAAGATTAACTTCGGCGTCAGGGTTTAGGATATGGTTGATGGGAATAATAGAATCATCTACGTAAATTTTTGTTGCCGCATCTTGTGGGTTAGTGGGATCAGTAAGATTGGTAATCTTATTACTTCCCATGTTTATAACGCCCGACATGGTCCCACCAGTTAGCGGCAGATAAATAGAAGATAAAGAGGGAAGGTCAGCAGTAACCAGCGATCTAAATGTAGGAGTAGCAGCTCCACCACTTGCAGGGCCAGCAAACACCGTATTCGCTGTTTGAGTATTTAAAGCTAAGGCAAAGGTTCCCGATGTCGTGACAGGACTTCCAGAAACTGGGGAATTAAATATCACCCCTGGAACTGTCAAACCAACGCTTGTAACTGTTCCAGACCCCTTACTATTAAGCTGAGTTTGGATTGAACTCGTGACTCCACTGACAAACGCAAGTTCTGCAGCAGTAGTTACTGAAGCAATAGGCAATCCATTTGCGTCTGAAATGAGTGCTTGGTTTGGAGTGATTGCAGCAGCTTCAACGATCGCTCCACCGATAGATTCCATCACCCGGTTGTTAACTAGAGCGGTTCCTGAGTTGGTCCCACCATTGGCGATGGGAAGAACTCCAGAGAAAGGAGCTGCAGCATCAGCAATCACTTCCCAGTTGGAGATGCCATCATTCAGAAGGACCACGCCTTGTTGTGGCTGAGTCAGTACATAGGTTGCTGCACCATTAATGGTATCCCCTGCGAAGGGAGTAATCGTGACCGTATTAGCTGAACTATCTTTTTTATAAATATAAAGAGGGGTTCCGGTCCAGGCAGTGACTTGCTGTAGATTGATGGTTCTAGCCCCACCACCCGTCGCGTCCATTTCAATAAAATCTTCTGAGATTTGAGTGTAGTTGGTAACAGCAGTAGAAACTCTTACGTAATTTCTAATGTTTAGAGTAAACCCACCCCCTAAGATAGGGGTGGTGGGAATGCTGGCATGGTCAGTTTCAATGTTTGTTAAACCATTCCCGTTATCAGTACAATTTAGGGAATTAAACCGACACGCCCTTATTCTCACGACTCCGATGGAATCAAAATGAGATGTACCACCCGCATCAGATCTTGCACCGATAGCATTTACAACTGACCCGCCTGATCCGCCTTTGATCTGAATAGAGCTATTCGCGCTTACGTCATTAAGCTGCACATTTAAAACAGATCCGGCTACCGAATTTCCTTCTATGATAATATTTGATGTGGATCTGAGTTCAGACATCCCTACATGGATGTTTTGCCCATTAGCATGAATAGTAGTGCTTCCTAATTGAATATTTGAAAAATAAGTTAAACTAGTGCCTAAAGCGGTATGAGATAAAGATCCTGAGAGAGTGCTATAAGATGTGCCTGCGTTATCCCCGCTCATTTGGCCATATCCAAAAAGAGAAATATTATCTTTCCAGAGGCCGGTTAAATTTTCAGTGGCGTGACCGTGGAGAAAGATGGCAAAAAGGTTAGTATTTGTTGCAGTTGTGATTTCAGACAAAGCAAAAGCGATCGTTTTATAAGGATTCTCTAAACTGCCTTGGCCAGCAGTATCGGTTCCTGCAATGGGGTCAACATGCTTTTCATTAGCAAAGGCTACAAAAGAACTTGACCCAGGAGTTACATAAGCTAGTGCTCCAGCTACGACCTCTAAAACCTGTCCATTGGTACCGATAGGCAATCTAACATTGGTTCCACCCGCAAATGTGATTAGATCACCTGCAGTGGTTGTGGGGGCGAGTGCGTCGAAGGCCAATGGTGCGGTTGTTTGAGAAGTGCCGCCATTGGCAATCGGTAATACGCCAGTCACACCAGTAGTAAGCGGCAACCCCGTAGCATTTGTTAGTGTCACAGCAGAAGGAGTGCCAAGATCAGGAGTGATAAGAACTGGGCTTGTAGAAAGGACTACCGTAGACCCGGTTCCCGTTGTTGTTGCGGCAATGAGCGACGTTCCATCCCCGGCTATGACTGGAGTATTCAACGTAGTGGATAAGGTAATCGCTGGTGTAGTAGTGGGATTGGCGACTGTTCCTGCAAACCCATTAGCACTGACAACAGAAACACTAGTTACAGTTCCTGGGTTTGATGTCCCATTTGAAGCAGCTGTAATCAGCCCTTTGGCATTGACCGTGATATTGGCATTTGTAAAAGAACCTACATTTCCATTCACATTCGCTAAAGTGAAGATAGCACTTCCGGGGCCAGTAGCTGAACCATCCCCGGTAAGATCGGTGATATAGCTGCCAGCAGGTTGCTTATTGTTAAACGTATTCCAATCTACGGAAGATAAATAGCCGTCAGTAGCTACGCCAGATTGAGAAATGCTGATATTAGGAGTCGCACCACCTGTACTCGATAAAGGTGCAGAGGCGGTAACATTGGTAACAGTGCCGCCGCCTGATGTGGAAGCAATAGTTAAAGTCCCAGCACCTGGCGTAATTGTAATATTAGAACCAGCAATTAGGCTGAGCGCACCTGTCTGGCCATTTAAGCTAGAAACCCCTGCACCAGCTCCACCTGAACCAGCAAGCCCATTATACCGAGCATATTCAATAGATGACATCAGAGCACCTTCGCTGCGACGACGACCGTCAAAGACCCAGTCCCGCCGGTTCTGTGGTAAACTAATCTAATTGCATAAGCCTCAGTCCCTACAACATCGATAAAGCCATTCCCTGAGGCTCCTGCTGGAGCGGGGATAATTCCAATAAAAGCAGAAGGGGGTAAAATACTCCAATTGCCAGGATTCGCTGGGTTTCCTTCTGCATCTTGTGAATAGGTATTAGACACTTCGACGGTGAATGTTCCGGTAGGAGTGCCTATCCAGCTGATGTCATAAGAAATACCAGGTAACCGCTGAATGATAGTCGCGGGGCTAGTAACGTCTGCCGCCATAGATACGGCATTAACGATAGGCTTATTGAGATTAGGGGCGATTAAAGGGCGATTAGACATTGAAACTCCTCATGGGTTCGGGATGATTATCCCTAGTATTCAATCAATGCCATTTTGATGCTTTAGGCCTTATTAGCCCTAGCTTCCCTGGATTGCTCCTGAGTCTGTAGATTGGTCGCCATCTTCCCTAACTTGGCAGTGCTTCCCTTGGCTTTACCCCCACCTGGTGGTTGCTGAGCTGGAGCTTTAGCAAAGGTGCCCTGAATGGCCATAATGCTAGCAGGTTGCATAGTACTGTCTAAAGGCTGTCCCATGAATAGAGATAGCCCTTGCCTGATCTTATAGGGGATAGTCCCACCCCCATGAATATGATCGGTCATAGCCGTCATGAGTTGTTGCACCATTTTAGGATAATGATCTGGATAAAGCGTTTTCAACGTACTGACATCAGACGGAAGAAGCGTGCCATCTTGAATGTGTTGCAGAGGCATCAAAGGTTGTTCAGCAATCTGAAGCTTACGATTAAAATCCGCTTCTTGTGCCTTAGAAGGTGGAATATCCGCGTCTAGAATTCCTACTTTAGTGCTTGAAGGACGTTGGGAGTTTAAAAAGTTCACCGCGTTCATTGCCGTTTGACCTAATTTTTGAGCATGTTCAGGCAAGTAATGATCTAAATTACCAGAAACATTCAGCAAACTTGCATGATCATTTTGGAGTTTTTTCAACTTTTCATCTAAACCAGTAATCTGTTTAATATCTGGGATGTAGTGGTTAGGAACTGTTTTCACTCCCGCCCCAAAAATAGCAGCAGCAGCATTCACCAGCTTTTGATTACCTTGAGCAACATTTTTAATGAAATTAAGGCCGCCTCTAAATGCCGCTGTATTAGCCGTCTTTTCCATGATGGGCTTGATGAATGCAGAAATCATCTTTCCAAAAGCTCTTTCAGAAGCAAGAGCAGCAGCAGTTTCAACACCACCACCACCTATTAAACTTCCAGCAAGACCACCCCCTAAGGCAGCCACCGATCTACCAATAGCTTCTGGCCCTAGTTTGTCATACATGGCATCAGCAAATTTATGTTCAAAAGGAGTTTTACCTAAAGATTCTTTGATGGCACCCATAGGAATGGGCGTTTCGCCTCTTGGATCAACAAGCCCTCTTTTGGTATAGGCACTAATTCTAGCATTATTGAAGTCTTCTAGGCCCTTTGAAAAGTTTTCAACGATCTGCTGTTTGATGGTTGGATCTTCAAATCTGCCAGCTTCATTGACGTATCTTTTAAACTTCCCCGGGTCCATTTCCGGCCCATGACCCGCATCGGTGAAAAACTTCCCCTCAACCATTTTGGCTGGCTTTATCACATTGGAATAAGCCGCATTGAGCTCGTTTTGAAAACCACCTAATTCACCCCAAACCTTTTCATTGGTTAGCCCTTCTTGTAGGGTCTTTCTCAAGTCTTCAGTATGCTGTAAAAAACCATACTCAGGGTCAATCGTTTTTGGGGGCTGTCTACCCCATGGGTAATATTCTGCCGTTCTTCTTTTAAACTCATCCATGGCCTTAAATGAATCTGCCGGAGTTTTCGCATTTGTTGCAGCATTTTCAAAAATGTTTAGATCTCTTTGAAAGTTCTTAGTCAATCTGATTGGGTAAAGATCAGCATCCGACATCATCTCTTTCAATGATGCGTTGGCCTTGTCAGCCACTTCTTGAACTTGATTCGAGATGGCAGGAGTATACGACTTTGGAGAAAGTTGATCTACAACCTGGGACTTTACCCCGCCTTCTCCAGTCATTTCCTTTCGCATGTCCTTCCATGTAGTGATGGCGTTAGACATCTCGTTTTGAAGATTTTCTTGAGGATTAATACCCGAAGCGCGATATGAAAATCGATCGATCATACCGGGAAGATTAATCTTATCGGCAATGCTCTTACCCGCCATTCCTACTCCTGAAAGAGCACCGCCTCCAATACCACCTAAAGCGGCAGCAAGGCCCACATTAGTAATCGCATCCCCAATCCCTTTGCTAGTCCCATTAACCGCCTTGCTGATTTCATCATCAGTTTGCATAGCAGCAAGCTCAGAACCCGCCTGAATTGATCCAGCCGCCAATCGAGAAGCAATACTCGCTTTTTCTGCACCCATTGCAGCGGCCTTAGCCGCAAGACCCACTTCGCCTAGCTTTAAACCACCCCTAAGAAGCTCCCCAGCGCCAGTAAAAGCCTTAACAGCACTGATTGGTGAGAACACCCCAACACCAAAACCAGCAGCCTCAGTCAATGCTGGTAAAGCAGGATTAACCGATTTTAGGTACTCTTCACGTGCGGCTTGATCTTCTGGAGTTAACCCTTGGACACCTAAAGCCGTAAGACCCTTTTCACCTAATGCTGTTGCTGCATGACCGGCAAAACCTTTGATACCACTCTCCAGCTCTGCTTTACCTAATTGGCGCTCTCCTTCATTCTGAGGAAGGTTAAAGCCATGTATCCCGTATTTGGTTTCACCCGATGCCTGGTTTCCTTGGGATTCAACTTGCTCATCAGGAATAAAATCTGGAGCATTATCAGTTGATGCCGCTGGAGATGGAGCTTGCTGACCTTGTGCTGCTGGCATGGCCTCATCAGGAATAAAATCAGGAGAATCGACCATTTATTTCACCTTTTTCCAGCCGCCATCTACCTTTTGATATTGCATCCCATTAATGGTTCTCATTTCCTGAGAACCGCCTTGTGGACTTTGTGCCCCTTGAGCAACGCCAGGGATCTGGCCAGTGAACCCAAGACCCTTAAGCATGGTTGCTCTTCTTTGAGAGTTGCTGTTTTGAATCTCTTGAAGTCTATCATTATTACCGGAGACGTCTTGCCAAATACTAGTTGGATTCTTATTAATTTGTTTATCCAACCATGCCATACGCCCCTGAGTTAATGCCCCACCTGGTTGTATTGAGCCATTATAAAAATTCACCATCTCTTCTGCTTTTTGTGCACCAATAGCTGCTTCGCGTATTCTCTTAAGAGGGTCTTTAGTGAATTTATGAGCTTTAGCAAAGGCTAGAAGATCAGCCGCTTTATTATCTAAGACATTCATCGCATCCAGCGCGTTTCTTCTTTCCTGGGGAATAGGAAGGGTAGTCTTTCCATCTAGTCCTGGTACATGTCGTTCATCGGCTTGCTCGGCCATTTTAATATATCTTGGATCTCCTGTGGCTCGTAAAGCTGATTGTTGAGCTTGAAATGCGCCTTCTGGACCGCTGTTTTGATTCTGGAATTGATGCAAAAATGCCTGTTTAGCAGCAATCTGAGTATTGATATTTTGGTTACTCATATCAAAAAACTGAGAAGCAGTGGCTAAAGCATTATTGGCATCCACCCATTCCTTGCTACCCGGTGTTTTAGATGCAACAATTTTTCCCATGTCATTCAATGCTTTGATGTTCATTTGAACTCTTGTAGCATGAAGAGCAGTTTCTAAATCACCAAATCGTTGACGATTTAGCCCAAGCAAAGTCTGTTTATTATTAATGTTTTGTTTTTGCGCTTCTAAGTCCTGAGATATTTGATTTTGCATAGCCTTAAACGCTGGATTTTCTTCATGCAAAATAGACGAGCCCATACCCCCAACAAGCATGGAAAATACTGTCCCGATCTTACCTAAAGTGTCTTTCTCTCCAAAAAGCTCAGACATTGTTTTTGCATGAATATGACTGTTGGCAAGATCATAAGCTAAAGCCGCATCTTGTTGCTGAAGGTGCTGAAAACCAGCTACCGGATTAGCAAAAACATTTTGTGAGCCCGGTTTAAAAGCTTCTTGAGTTCCCTTTTCAGCTTGTTGTTGTGGACTCAGCGGCGGAGCAGCTTGAGGAGTTGGTTCAGCAGGAGCTGCTTCGGGGGGTTGATTTTCTGGAGGCGCTGGAGCTTCTGGTTGTGCTGGAGCAGGAGCTGGCTGAGCAGGAGCTTCTGGAGTTGGTTCTGCTGGGGCTTGTGCGGGCTGTTCAGAATCATCAGGGCTGACTGGTTCTACCTCTAAAGGAGCAGGATCAGGTGTAACGGTCCCAGCCTCAGCAAATCGTCTAGGAGAACCCCCATTCTCTTCTTTGAGCTCAGGGAGTTTACTCAGTGCGCTGAGTTTATCTTGATCTAAATTGGCATGACTTAAAATCAACTTATGACCATTGTCATGTTGGAGTGTCGTGGACTTTTTATCAGAGCCGACTCTTTTAAATTTCGTTAGATCTAAATGGAAATTATTCATTTCGAAGCCTTTTTCTTATTCACATAAGCCATCACGAAGCGGGCAGCATCGCCCACCTTACCTTGATCAGCCATCGTCTCACGGTCAATCACACCTTCACCCGGGCTTAACATTGCCTTAACCGTGTCATTCTTATAATTATTACCCGAAGCTTTGGCTTTACCCGGTACATGACCTCCGGCCTTGAGTTTAGATCCCATATTGCTAGGAACCTTGCCGCCATGGGCAGCGCCGAATCCCACGCCGAATGATGCATCCCCTGCTGATGGGGCAGCCCCTAGAGCATCAGGAGCCCCTGTAAAATTAGCCCATTGCTGAGAGCTGGGGACTCCAGCAGGTGCTTGTGGCCCTGATGACCCCATTAAGCTGCTGATGCCTTTGCCAAGCATCTGACCTGGATTAAACCCGCCACTCCCTTGATCAGCGGCTGCCTTAGCATCCCCTTGATTTTTAGCAGTCATTCCATTCAAGATATTTCCTAAGATCGATGTTGGTTGATACGGTTGATCAGCAATAGGAGTAATGCCTCCGCTATCATAACCAGGGATAGATCCTCCATCAGCAAGCAACATTCCTGCTTGCCCTATGGTTTTCCCAATACTACCTAAAATGCTTCCTTGATTTGTATTCTGAGCCTGACCAATCTGGGAGTTTAGGGCACCTGCTTCTAAACCCGCGCCTTGATTTGCTTTCTGTGCATTTACATCTAATGCCTGTTGCTGAAGTCCTAAGTTTTGTTGTTGAAGATTTTGTCCAGCCATTTGGCCTAGTTGTCCACCTAATTGGCCTTGAGCATTCATAGCTTCACCAGCTCTAGCAATAGCACCAGATTGAGCTGCCGCCTGTCCTGCCTGACCTTGCTGTTCCATTGCCGAGCGCATAGCTAAAGCGGGATTAATCCCTCGTGCTCCTGCTGCCTGAGCTGCTGCCCCTGCTTGTTGCTGTTGAAGGGTTTGCTGAAGTTGTTGACCAGCTACACTAGGGCCCTGTCCCTGTGCCCGTTGTTGCAACATGTTTACAAAGTTCTGCTGTTGGGCATTGATGTTGCCTTGCTGCGCAAGATTTGCCGCTGCATTAGGATCAGCTTGAACCCCCACCTGCTGAGGGTTGACCGTGTTATAAGCCTGGCCACCCGCTGTTCCCGTAAATGGAGCTGTTAAAAAAGACATTAGGTAATCTCCTTCGCTAATAACCGATACGATTCTGGTTTCACAATGTAACCGTTTCTTTTTGCATGATCTGCAACCGCTGGGATGAAGCTAGATCCAAATAAGAATCTTACTCCCATTTCTTTTGCATCCAAATCAAGACCTGCAAAACATAAATCCAGTGCCTCAGGTATTTCACTCTTCTCAGAATCAGGAGATGAAATCATGTTTTCTACAAATCCTACATCTGAATCAGTCTTATAAAGAAAGAGAGCGCACTTATTCACAACAATTCTACCCGTTTTTGGGAACCCGGAAGAGGGCAATGGAGATAAACCCCGTTTCTTTGCCCATTCACAGATCTGACTAAAATGCAGTTTAGGTTCATATTTAACCGCTTCCATTAGCCCACGCTCTTGTACTGGGAAAGTCTCACACCGTAAGGCTTGAGGAGCGCTTCAATGGAGATCTGGGTTAAGGAATACCCTTCGCCCGGTGCGAAGTTTGTGAAGTCGTCATAGAGTACGATTCTGAATGACTCACATCTTTGATGCTTCATAAAGTATCTGAATTGATAGACCGCATCTTCCCCGCCCACGACTAGAACCCCCTGCGGATCAAACTGGAAGGAAGTAAGTGGATTTGCTTCATAATCAAAGTAAACATCGCCATGCAGGATATGGGGGGATTTATAATTACCAATGACAAATAGCTTGGTGCATCTCTGGTAATTTTGAACTTCACTCATCTTAATCCAAGCCGTCCCAATCTTCATGATAATCGGCAAGGTATCATCAACATAGACACCCGGAGTTTCATTGAAGATAGCCCCATCAGTCCTGCAATAAGTGTAATTATCCTGCCAGATATCAGCGCCTAGACCTGTGTGGTTAGTGAAGACCGACCACTGGGAGTATATGTAATCATAAACAAGAGCGACGCCAGCCGTGGTTAAGAATCTAATCTGACTCTTAGAACGAATGAGATTGGCTGAAATAATGACTTCATTGTTAAACGCCTCGACTTCTCTTCCGATGTATTGGACTTGAAGAGACCTATCGATGAGATAAATCCCCTTTTGGCTCTTAAACATAATACCAATCGGCATGTTTAAGATAATGCTTTTAGATCCTACACAACCCACGTCAGATGCGACGATTTGAGGGAGGGAGAGAGTAGAATTGAATCCGAGATCGTTTGCGCCGTCGCCTACGCTAAAGAAGGGCACAGTCTTTTTAAAGTAAACAATCTTGTCATCGAATGCCCCAAGAGCTGTAATTTCACCTTGACGTTCATCTACATTGAGCGTCAGAAGATCTGAGAAGGATAGACCGATTCCAGGGCCAACAGTCTTTGAATACCAAACGACATTGGGATTTTCTGAATCCACAATCCAAAGGCGATTATTATAAATCGTCATCTGCATGGCAGCAGGAGGATAGATGTTATCAACTACACCACCGGTGGTATAAATGGTCTGGTTAGCTTCTATTGCGGCATCTGAAAATCCATCGGTAAATACTACTTCTGAAAATGGAGTATTGAGAATCACATTACCCGGGTCATTAATGAGATGAAGAATCGTGCCGTTAGCCGTAGTGCGATAGATTGAGATGTGGACAGGGAAACGATTATTATAGGCTTGTTTAGCAGTGATTGTGAGAGGGAGAATAGTCAGGGTGACGTTAGCCGTCCCACCTCCTCCTGCAATCGTGATTAAAAAAGGTAACGATGGCGCCGATTGATGAAATTGCCCTACGTTGTCATACCATTCATAAACTACCTGATATTCATAGGCCCCATCAGCCATATTTCCAGCTGCGCCTTGAACGCCGCTGACTACTTGGGGGAATAAAAAGAATCCCAGTTCAGTAGTCGGTTGGCCGTCATACTCGGTAATCACCCCGCCGTTCCAAATCAAAGAGTTTTTGATTTCAATGGCCTGATAGGCATCCTGGTTATCGAAATCAATCGAGATAATCGTTGTAGCCAGAGGGGCTGGGAAAATACCCGAGAAGGCGGGCGCATATTGATAAAGGATATCTAACCCAAAAATAGACGCCCCCAATGAAAATGGCCTGGTTGTGGCGCCCACCTCGCCGGAATTTAAGATTACCCCAGTTCCAGAAAGAAACGTTGCGATGACTTCCCCATTCTGGACATCAATCAAGGCATATAAACTCTGCGCCGTTCTCTGATAAAAAAGGGGGAGATAAACACGACCATTGATCACGATTGGATCAGAGAATAGTGAGCCCTCGGACCCGATCTGTGTGAACGCGCCAATGACGCCGGCCGAGGTTACCGTAGCTCTTTTGATCTTTGGGAATGTTCCACCAGTATCGTCGTAATAATACATGGTCTGCATTGATGCAGAATTAGAACTGGTAACGACCCGGAATCCCGTCAAGAGAGTACTGGTATTCGCTAGGATCACGGTCAAAGCGGCGGTATAGACCGCATAATGTAAAATACCAGTGCTATTGTGATTCCAATAGACCCAGAGGCTGTTATCAAAGGAATTATTCTGAATGTAGACCTGCTGAGAGTTGGCACCGGCAACGATCGTGCTATTCGTGACTGTTCCGGTAGGATCTATTGTAAAGAGTTTCAGACTACCGCCAATGAACGCGAATAGCGCCGCTCCTGTTGGCGTGGCGACGGTCGAAAATACCGGCATACCGGGACCAGCATTTGTCGCGATAATCATCTCCGCGCCGATCGATACTGTCATCCCGGTAATGGTGACAATTCGGACCACAATCTTATCCACCGGACCAGCAAACTGCTTCAGATAGAAGATCCCAAAAGTATTGGCCGCCATGTTGATTACACAGGGGGCAACGGCCCACGCAGCACCAGTAGACCCTGATGCGGCTACCTCTAAGCCTGTTGCAATCGACGTTTCTGGGATCAGGAATGTCCCCGTTTTTATATCCCTAACTACATAATAAAGAGTGTTACCGCTGCCATCGGGATTACTGACCCAGGCGGAAACTATGTAATTTCCATCTGATGTGCCATCGCCATTGAGTTCTGGAAAATCTCCTGAAACAACACTTTGAGTGATCTTGGTGGGAACATATTTCCCCTTATCTACCCAGGCCACGAGATCAGGCGAATAGCTGAACAGTCTGCCATCCCCTGGAGTCAAGGAGTTCTCAGCAGCGCATACTAGCTCATAATTATAAGCTTTGATGGCTTTGGGATTGGTGATCAGTCCCCCACCAGAAATGACTAGAGTGATTGCCTGGTAACCATTTCTCTTTTCAAGTTCACCTGGGTTTGTAAAAACTCCATTCTCAAGGGTAAGAAGTTTGGTAGAAATGACTTTCTTGTCATCCGTCTTGGTGTCTACTCCACCACCGATTTGAATGGGTAAAAGCTGTCTTTGAAGTCCACTCATAAGAAGGGTACCTCAGCTATCATTTCAAAGATGGTATTGGCTGTAAAACTAGAACCGTTCAGAGCTAAGAAAGGGTTAGCTGTACCATTGTCATTAGCGAATGAAAAAGTGCTCTTGGTCTGAACAAGAGTATTCAGATTCACTAATCCAGCGCCCGTATCATTCGTAATTGTGCGTCCTGCAATAAACCCAATCTTAGTCTGATCAATCACAATCCCAATCGGCATTGAAACGGTAGCAATGTCAGCCAATCCCGTACCCATCTGAAACCGCGTATTGATGAAGCAAGTTTTACCCATGATCGAGAACGCCGCTAGGATGGGAGTCACGATTCCTAAATTAGTGAAGGTGGGGACGTAATCCACCCATATCAGCGCCGCTCCTGAGAGCGTGAGAGGCAAAGATCCACTGAGTGCTGAAGTGGTCGCATCGATGATCGATTTAGCATTTCCTTGAACCTGGGAAAGTTTATACTCAAGCCCTTGAATGGCCTTCATTGGGCTGAGTCCCATTAGTATCCACCCCAAGCGCCGCCGTCACCAAAGCCAGTTCCGCCGTACATGCTATCTCTGCGAGTATTGGAAATTGTATCAGCCTGTCCCTCATCGCGATTAGACGCCATCTGTTCAATACGGGTCTTTAAGAATAAAAGCTCAGCGTCCATCCGGCTAGTGTCACAGCCTTCTTCTTTCTCAAGCGCGTACTTAGCCATTCTCACAATCGCGTATCTGAGCCAACCCGACCAACCGATATCTGTGAGATCACTGTCTAAGAGCAATCCCTTCAGCCTTGGAGAGTAGGTCAACCGAATCTGTTGATTACCGGCTGGATTAGGGATGATGACTAAGTTATTATTGAGCACGTTATAGCGCATGTTGTAGACGCCATAGATGGTTGAAGTTGAGTTAGGATAAACGTAGTTATTGCGGTCAATCCAATTGAACCGATGCAAAGTCACCCAAGCGTTGTTGGCTGTATTGACTCCCAGATCTACACCCGTGAGTTTATAAAACGCAGGAGACGGTGCACCGACCAACCCGCCGAGTACCCCACCAAAATAATTAGTCGCGCCATCAGGGAGGGCATATTGCTGGATCTGCCCCGTAGTAGAGATCTGAATCGATGTGTTGATGAAGACTTGCGGTGCCGTATTGAATCTTTCATAAGTTCCAATCAACAAATCATAGAGTTCATAGAGCGATAGCCTAGCCATGTAATTCCATTCGCTTGTGATTACGAAGTTGGAATTAACCCGGTCAGCGGTCTGTTGTGCTCTGAATCTGAGCTCAAAAAGAGACATCTCACCAGGCGGTGCTGCGACCATCTGAACGATGAGAGAATAGGTGCCCGTACCCGATCCATTAACGCCCGCGACCTGGTAATAGTACATGATCCCAATGCCTGGCAAAGGGTCCACGTACTGATTGACCGTAGGCACTAAAGCTAGATTAACGAAGTTCACCCCGTCCGTTGATCTTTGGACTTGATAAGACGTAGCACCGACTACTGCTGTCCAGGTCAGTAGGATGTTTCCATCCGTTTGCTGGGCATCAAGATCTCTAACTTGAGAAGGAACTGGCATATTTAAACCCTATTCCCTTTGGAGCAGTTCATTAAACTCATTCAAATTCTTTTGTGTTTTGCACTTTGGACAAGTTTTCATGTTTTATCTTTATAACATAAAGGGCTGGCCCATCCTTGGACCAGCCCACTTTTTTTATAAGCCATCCACCGTGACGCTCGAATTGTCAAAGAAGGCGCTGAACCAGACAACCGTGCCATCAACAGGGGCAGTCAATACTTCTTGCAGTAAGAATTGAAGCAAGAGAACAGCTCCACCATTTTGAGCAATGCTAGAATTAGCAATTTCAAGATCTGGATCACCGACCACTTCAACCGAATTCACACCGGCAACCGCAGGTTTTTGGACTTGGCCTGAACCAGCTCCATTACCTGATTTAATTGCGATAAAGCTCTGCCCAACAGCAGGAGTCAACCCCTTAGGTAATCCAACCGCTTGCCAGTCAGCAAGAGTCGATGTCCCAACAACGCTGATTACATAAGCCTGGCCTAGAACTAGGCTAGTCCCACTTACCGCGACATTAGAACCATCCAAAGGAGCCTCAAACTCAACAAATCCACCCAAATACTTATTGAAATTGTTGTTGAACTGCATCAGAGCATAACCAGGAAGTGGACTTCCCACCATCGAAGATGAAAGTGGTTGCGCATTAACCACGTTAGCCGCACTTAAGGTAACTGCACCTGTGAGAGCAACCAAACTACCATTGATAATACCGGTTTGTGTAGCCGTGACACTCGCCTGAGCAATGACGTTACCTTGGAAGGTAGCACCAGCGCTGGAAGCAGCACTATTGATTGTCGCCGAACTACCGACTGCCCAATAGACGTTAGAAGCCTTAGCCCCACCCGCCAATAGAATCACCGGCTGTCCACCTGCGCCAACACCCGTGATGAGGGTTGTTGCAGTTTTAAAAACGAAAATGTCCGTTGCAGAACCAGTCAGAGTGAGAGTCATACCGCCTGTGATCTGGAAAGTACCACCTGCGGAGCTATAAACTCCTGGTCCTAGGGATTGTCCACCGAGTTCTGTTGCAATGACAGTCGAAGAGCGTGCTTGAAGATCGGTATAAGCAGCTTGTGCAGAGGCTTGAGCAGCTTGTGCAGCTGCATCCGTAATATGCTCTGAACCTGTGAATACACCAGGCGGGAATCCTGTAATCGCACTGCCTGGATAAACCCCAATGTTGCCATTGATAACGCTTGATCCTGTATTGCTAACAGCAGAGCCTCCTAAAAGGCCAAAGCTTCTAGCGGTTCCAAAAGCAGGAGTGCCTGGGGGGACAACAACGCCATTCATTTGAAGGCTTTTAAGAAATCCATTGCTCTTCAAAGATCGAATCCCAAGAGGATTGCTAGAATCTACAATAAATTTGATATCAACTTTGACTGGACTGACGATATTGGAGTAGAAATGCCCCGCATTGGGGTAGCCGCGTACGATTGCCATGATGCATCCTTCGACCTAGTGATTGCTCTCATGGGGGCACTAGCAACCATCCCATGCAGTACGAATACGAATGTATTCCTCAATAGGATGCCAAAAGGATGCTATCAGGATTTATCTATAAGCGCGCATTTCTGCAGCAAATGCATTTTTCACTGCATCATCCGCTTCCTTAGCCTGATCAACCATTTGATCTTCAATCTTAAAGGCTACAGAACGGATACAGTAACCGTATTTACGACTGCACTGGGTGCGTTGAGGAATAATGAAAACTTCATGATTGCGACAGTCCACTGAAATGTCACAGATCCGGTGGTACTCGGCTACAGCAGCATTAAAGGCTGATTCCTCATCCGTGCCATGGCCACAAGTCATGATGATATCACCACGTCGTTGTGAAGTCTGAGTCGTACAGAACCATTCAGAACTTGTCGCTTGAGCAACGCTAGAAAAAGTAAGTGCAATAAGCAATATAAGTGATTTCATGACCGCTCCTTGGGTTCAGACACAATTAAATATGTGACAATCAAGATTGTTATGAATGTAGACATAGATAAAGATTAACGCACATTGTTAGAGTGGTCAACTGTGTCAGAAATGACGTAGGTCAAATAAAAAAGCCCCACTCGGAGCAGAGCAGGGCTTCTTCATATCATGTCAGGCGTTAGCCCTCATGGATAACTTTAAGAAAGTGGTCTAAGCACTTAATTGTACTTGCATATTATAACCGGGCGCTGAATTTATTACGTTTCCGTAATAAGCAATTCGGATCTCAAGAGCATCTGCGTTACCCACTCTCAATCCTTCCAAACCTTCCATCCCGTAGGTCAAGATGTGAGGAGCTTTTCCAAGGGTACGTAGCTTCCACGTATCTGTAGTCAGGCACCATGCAGTCTGAGGCTGGCAAGAACGGTCAGCCAATACTGGAATCTTTCCGTAAGCCGAATGAAAGTGAATCGCTTCAAAAGCAACTTCCACTTCATCATGCTCAAGCTGCACGTACTGAACCTTTGCTCCAAGTTCATTGATCAGGCTTGAGTAGCTGACGAAATCGATGATGATCAAGTCAAAGGATGCGCCTTCGCGGTTTCCGAATGCCAAAGCATTTGTAATGCCTTCTGCAATCGTCATCGCAAGAGCATTGAAACGAAGGCCAGCCAAACGAGTTGGATCAGCCGAACGATTCACACCCCAGAAGTTATCATTTGCAGGGGGATCCACTGGAGGAACCCATGCAGACATCCCAGACAAGCCCAGCATACCGGCAATGGTAGTAGAACCACCGATACCGATATCGCCTAAGACCTGAACGAAGTCATTAGCGCCCCAAGAAGTGAGAGGAGCACCTTGGACAACAGCGCCCAAGATAACGCCCGTTCCACGATTCACAGAGATGATCTGAATAGCGTCAATCGTACCAGGTACGTTTTGAAGAGCTGCACCACCATCTGCTACTGAAGCCTGGAGGGTCATCCCAACTTCAAATTGAACAACAGACTGGCTGTTGGCCAAAGTGAATTGGAGGTTACCACCGACGTTGACCACACCAGCAGCGCTGATCTGACCACGGGAAGCCGTACCACCTGCAAACAACTCAAAAGCCATGTTGTTGGAGATGTTGCGGAAACCATTGTCCATCGTGCGGGAAGCTTCATCAACGAAGGCTCCAGCATTGGACTTAGTCTGTTCCATCAAGAGGTTAGTAATAGTAACAAGCTGATAATCCTGAATCGCATACACGAAGTACGAAACTACGTCAGAAGCAGTCTGTTGATTCTGAGCATTCGCAAATACGTGTGCGCGACCTTGAGGGTTACCGTATTCCAAAGGAACCGGAATGTACTTACCGGCAAAGCCATCTGGGCTTTCGTTCTTGGGGATCATCGCTAGCCAAGGGTTCTTGGCATAGACAATGTTCTTCATATAGTCTTTATCGTCTACATACAGCTCTTTCAACGCCGCGATTTGATTCGTGCTGTTGGCGTATTGTGGCGCAATTGCCATGATTATTCATCCTTATCGTTTGAGGCGGCCCTCCATTGCCGCAATAGCGCGGTCGCGCTTGCTCATGGAAATGGACGAAGTGCCGTCTCGGTTAGTGAGTGTACGCATAATCTTTGTATTGGGTCCGCTTTGCTTAGCGGGTTGTTGCTGCTGTGCTGCTTCAGCAGGAGTGAGCCTACTTTGAACCTTCTTGAGTTGGACATAAGGCATCGCTTGTTCAATGAGCTCATTCTCAATGAGAGCGGCAGCTTCAGCGGAATCCATGATCACGCCTTCTTTTTTAAAGACCTTGTGAATCAGTTCAACCACTTTGGGCTGATAACCTGCTTGTCTAACTGCTTCATACTCATCGCCGTTGGCAACCATCTGATCAACTTCACTTCTGATCTGAGTCAGAACCTGTTGTTCAGCAACCTGGTCGCGTTGACTTAAGTTTTGATCAAAACCTTCTTTAAGGGCCTTAATCTCCGCTCGCAGTTCAGCGATTCCAGAGTTTCCACCGTCTTGAGACATGATTGCTTGCGTGAGATCGTCATAAGATACGCGACCTTCTCGCAAGTCACTCAGTAGATCGGCCTGGATCTGCTCTTTACTTCTCACCACTGACGTCGTGTCAGCAGGAGCACTCAAAGCAGCTTCACGGGCTGCAATCTCCCTCTCTTTAGCTTGGAGGGACCGTTTAGCCTTCGCTAAAGCGGCGAACTGAGGGCTCAGCGGCTGAGTAGCTTCTGCAACGGCTGGTGCCTGTTCAGTAGATGCCAAAACGGTGCTCTCAGGTGTGACTTCAACGTTTTCTACAGGAGCTTCGTGTCTATTCGTGCTCTGCTGAGTACGCATCTTGATCTTTTTGATACTGTTTTGGACCTGCTGAACCTGTGGGTCAACTGGGGCTGACGCCGTCTGGGCTTCTGGCGCACGTCCTTCAATGACAGCAACAGCTCTTTCTCTTCTTTCAGCTCCTGCTGAGTGACCGACATCAGAATTGGCTACAGTAGCTGCACCGGACGCAGCGATAGGGGATACTTTCATGATTTGCTCCTTGGTTTGTGATTAGAACTTGGCAGAATCCCAAAAGGCTCTAATAGCCCCCTTGATTCGTTGAAAGAATGTTTTCTTAGGCTCTACATAGGGCTCATAAGTCCATGCTTCCTTGGTGAGGAGCTCAGGCTTCATATAGTCCTTACGCATCTCTTTACCTTCAGCAAGCTTATCAGCCCATGAACCCATACGAGGCTGCGTCCCTGCTGAACCCTTCCAGGTAACTCCCTTATCTTCAAGAGTGGGGTCAATCATCTTCGTCTTCTGAGCTTCCACGACCTGCATTCTAAATGCTTGGTTGGCTAGTTCTTTTCTAGCCTGTTCAGCACGCCAGACAATGATCTCAGCAGGTCCACCAATCTCTCTGACGGTGAAGTTCTGATACTTCTTTTTCTCTTGGACAATCGGGATGACATCATTTTCAAATAGACTGACATTGCTCATTTACGCTGCTGCTCCTGCATTCGTATTTGGGACCATAGGACTTTGTGCATTCGGCATAGGGTTAGCGGTAGGCGCTGCGCCCGGAACTGGCATTGGAGGTGGGGTTGCAGCTTGGATGAGAGCATTCACCTGTGTGAAGAAGTCTCTTAACATCTGTGCCCGCTTCTCTTCCAATTTTGCCGCCACATACAAATTATAATATTGAACCACCCTTTGAAGAGCCAACTGTAGATCCATAAAGGCATCAGGAGGAGTATACTTGCCGTCTTCCACAATCTCATCGAGGTACTTGTAGATGCGTTCTTCAGAAGCGTTATCAAGCTTTGCAACCTGGTCAGAGTCAAGATTACCCAAGAGACGGCTACCTTCTTTAACCGTCAGCATCCCTGATTGAACACGTTCGACAATCGCCTGAGCCCGTCCGGCTGGATCTTTAGGCAAAGAACTCTCATTGAAACACTGAATGACGAATGGATCTTTTAGGAACTTCATCGCCGGAAGATCAATCTCTTTGGTGCCATCTTTATTCGGATAAATGGTTTGATATTTGCCATCGCGTTTTGCAATGTCCATGGCGCAATCTGTGATCTTATAGGCCAGATCAATGAATACTTGATCATATTTCTTAGCAGTCTCAGCCATTCTATCGGATGCGATGTCGTCATAAACCCGCTGAGCTTCGCCGCTATCCAAACCTGCTGGCTTCTCAGAGCTTGCTTGCATCATTGAGATACCTTCTTGCTGGAAGGCATATTGAATCAGCTTATCACGTTCAGCATAGAGCTCAGGAGCATTGCAAGGTGCAACCTCATAGGATGGCTTCACACCCGAATACTTAACGATGACACCAATCTCATTGTTGTTATGAGCTGATACAACCTTGGAGTTCTGCTCTTGAAACACTCGGGGCACACCGACTAAGGTAATGGCTCTGGCAATCGTATAAAGAATACGGTTCAGAGTCATCTGAGTCCCAAACAACCTCGTTGCGATGCCTTGTCCAAAGAAACCCAGAAACGGATTCGAGTAGCGCATGAATACAAAAGGGAAGGAATCCTTCTCCCAAGGTTCATCAAAGATCAGACCGTTCACACAGGCAAGGGTATGACGACCATCCTTAGCCCCTTCAATCGAAGGTAGTTTCCAACCTTCAACCACCATGATTTGGTCGGCTGTTGTCCGACCATTGTCCGGACTATTGTCTGGGTAGGCATTCTCGGCATTCTCAATGATCTTCTTTTCTTTGGGATTCTGAGCCATGAGCTTAGCCCGGTTCATGAGCTTGAGCTGATAAAGCTGTTGGGGCTCGCCATTGATGGCGTCATTCATGTCAACTAAAAGGTCAGTCACCATGACTCGGTCCACAGCGACCTTATTGTTATCCCCTTCATAAACCTTCAGAGCGCCTGTGCCCATGACGCAGCAGTCTCTCAGGATATGAGTCGCCTTCTCATAAGCCTTCACCTGATAGAACTCACCTAAGATGAAGTTATTGAGGCGTTCGGCGAGATGCCGTTGCTTGTAATCTCCATTATCAGTCAGAAACTTAGGAGCAGGACGGCTTTGTTGAAGGCGAGACACGATTGTATCTGTGCAGGAACTGATGAGATTAAAGGTAGGCCGATCCTCAGGCAAGGTCTTCGTCTGATCCATCTTGGATACGTTAGACCCAGCGTAGGTATAGACTGATAAGCCAGCATACATACGCACATCGACCGCTAGCTGTCTCATACGCCATGTCTGATTAGTCTTCAGATAAGCAGCGGTCGAGCAAAGACCCTCAGCAACCTTCTTATCATCGTCAAAGGTCCACCACTCGATAATCTCGCTCTTCATGTCGCGTGAAGATTTGGTCTTCATCACGATCTTTTCTTGTGCTGGCTTACCTTTGCTGATCTTCATGATTAGCCTACTTTGAGTTCAGGGTCATCCGCTGGGACACCGCCCGAACTGTAAAACATCAATTGTTCTGGTGTTAACTCACCTGTCGGGAAGCCGGCATAAGAGTCGATTGATTCCAACTGTCCGGCAGATCCAGGTAGTTCGACTGGTAAATCCCCAAACTCAAATGCCTGGTTAGCTAGATCAGCCTTCACCACTCCCTGCTTCCGACAGATCTTAAAGAATCGCTCCAGATCCTTTAAATTCTCAATCATGCGGGCCTCGGATTACGATCCTTCTTAGCTCTTGAACGCATCACACGTGCAATGATGTCGTTACGGTCTTCATCTTCTTGAGCATTTCCGAGGGCATCACCCGAGTTATCATCATCTCCATAAGTAGAAGAAAGATCATCCCTAAGATGCAGATCATCAAACTCATTAGGCATAAAGTCAGCAATTGGTAAGTCCGAGTTAGCAACCTTGCCGCCTTCTGAATAATGTTGTTCAGCTTCATGAGAAGGTAAACCTTTTTCATTGAGACGTTTGTTCATGATACGGTCAACGATGTCTGAGCCTAGATATGCTTCTGGGCCAGCAGGAAAGGGTTCATCTTGACCATAAGATCCTACTTCGCGTGCACCGTGCTGATTGAGATCTTTATCGTCCTCAGCTACAGCTGCACGGTCTGGACGTTGCACATTGCCCATATGGTCTACAAAGCCTGACTCTTCTTCATGGTATCCAAGATCTGGATGAGTTTGACCACGTCCTGACGCTGGGCTCTGGTAGTTGTCAGTGATGAACCCGCCGTCCGCATAGAGATTGGGTTTCTTCATGGACTTCATTTCTCCTAAGACGCGCTCGTGCCCTCTTTTGCTAGATGCCATCGCATCACTGCCATTTTTAGATGCCATGTCATTCGAGTTTCTGGCGCTAGCTCCTGCTCGACTGATGCCTTCTGAGGAGAAATGACTTTGTTTATGAACGCCTCTAACGTCTGCCCTATCTTCCATCTCGGCAATCTGGCCCCCATGAGCCATCTTCTTCACCTTGCCATAAGGATCAAAGGATAGACCTGCGTTCTTAGCGTCCTGAGCAGGGCTCGTATCTCCAGCAGCGGAAGGCATCTTCTTGCCTCCGAAGACTGGGCTACCCTGTACATCTCCGCCATCAGCCATTTTCTTGGCCTTCTTCTTCATCGAATAGGCAATTGCTAAGTTTTTCATTATGTCCCCGATCCAATGGAGATATTAGCTTTAATGACGTTCAATCCTTGATCAGCAGCAGCTCCTGAACTCATCACGACTTGAAGAACGTCGAGAGCAGCTACAGCCAATTGAACTCTAAACCCTTCAGCTCCTGCTTGGCCCACATAAACCGGACCGCCATTCTTATTCACAGTGACTACCAAGGCAGATACTCCGCCGCCAGCACTCAGAGTCGGCAAGCTGATATGTCCCTCAACGTAGCAAGGACCAGCGCCACCGGGTGGGACTTCAAAGCTCACCGAGTTCAAGCCGACTGATACGATATCCTGATTAAAATTAGCCATGATTACTGTCCATTTCCACAACTAATCGTTGTCTTTAGAGTGTTGAGTTGAAGGTCTACAGGGGCACTTGAGGCTAGAACCACTGTCACTACGTCATTGAGTAAAGCCGGGAAGTCCTTTTTAAACTGGATAGCCGACTGACTAGGCGTAATGACTGGCGCTGTATAAACAGGCGAGCCATTCACATTCACAACGATGCTCAGTCCCGTAGGAGGCGTCTCAGTAGACTGCACCGATACGTTATAAATGCCAGGTGCTGGGATCGTATAGGTGAGAGTACCTAAGCCACAGAATACAAAAGGGGTATCTTTGATCAGAAAGTTTGCCATGGTTATTCCTTATTATCGAGCATATCGAATGCTGCTCGGAAGCTTGAGGCTGCTGCCTTATAGTCTTTGGATTCGAGTGCTGAGCAAAGCTCTTCCATGGCTGACTCTAAGCCATCATAGTCCGACTCTTCATCTGGCTTACGTTCAACTGCCTCAATTGGGCTAGACGCTGAACCTTCATGTTTTTTAAGAATTGGAAGCATTTCTCACCCCTTTTGTTATCAATTGATGCCAAAAGGATGCAATTTAGTGAAAAATGGCTGGATAGGTCTGAGTCGAACAAACAACCGCTCGGTTAACAGCCGAGTGCTCTACCAATTGAGCTACTATCCAACATCTGAAGGCCAACCGCCGCTCTGTTCTTCCTTCTCTTTGTTGAAATGCTCTAATGCTTGCTCAAAGAGATTCTCATTCATTTTCTTGTGCCATGCGGGTGAACCCATTGCAATCTTCGCTTTGATAGGATCAGTGATGGCAGGTCTGCTCATGAGCCCATATCTGATCATGTCGTAGGCATCATCGCCTGATAGAGGATCGCCGTCCGTTGCATCGACCTTCAGCACATCCTCAACCTTATCTGGATCATGGATCATACGAGACAAGGTGTCATAGGACACTGGACACGTATTGAAGATGTAGAACCTGGGCTTGTTCATAGGTCTCTGTTGCCAAGCTAGGTAGCTTCTTAGGTGCGATGCGCCTTGAACTCGGTCAATGACAGCACGCCTGAGTTGTATGCCGTGCGTGAGGAACTCCTCAGCGACTGTGGGGGGCTGAACATCATCCCTTAACGTCGATTTGTTCGTCCAGCAGTCATGACCCGCGACAATAGGATACAAAGCTGCAGTGTCTTCATAGGAGTTAAGGATCTTGGCATACTGATCCACTCTAACCTGTGCACGTACTAACTCCCTATAGAGGTAGGTGTTGCCATCCTCATCGTTGGCAAACCACCCGAAGGCCGCTGGATGGTTAAACCCGTAGTCATACGAGCCGAACCTATTCCAATGAGGAGGGATTGGAAATGGAGCGATAAGATGGATATCTTTACTGATCTCCTGAAAGAATTGTCCTGCAAATATCTCCCAATCACCATATCTAAATGCACGTCTGAGCGCTTCATTGGGTTCTGAGTCTAATCTGTGGACATACGCCGGGTCGTTTTCCATAAGAGCTTGGTTGTCGTCCACCAAAGCTTGGATAAATGTATAATCAGCTGGATTCTCTCTTTCATTGAACCTGCGTTCCACAAAGAGGCGTTTGAGCCAACCATGCCCAATCCCCCCTGGATTACCAGTAAGTATCGCACGAGCAAAGACACCAGACTTGCTTGATCGGTTGGATCCCAAGAGTCGTCTAAACATAGGTTCTGGCCATTGGCCCGCTTCATCAATTGCCAAGTCATGGAACTCTCTGCCTTGATAAAGATCCACATCCGCTTCGTTGTTGCAATGACAGAACTGAAGAGTTGACCCATTGGGGAGAGATAACAGTTTCTTTGCTTCATTCCAATATTCTCTTAACGCCGGGAAAGCCTGAAAAAGCGGCCGTATATGATTGCCTTCCAACTCTGGGTAAGTCCTTCTGAATATAGCGCCCGTACTTCCCGGGTATTTAAAACGCCTAAGGAGCATAATAAGCTGAAGACCTTTGGACTTTCCGCCGCCTTTAGCACCGCCGTAGAACGTGATGGGCGTCGTTTCAATCGTTTCAAGGAATTTCCTTTGTTTGGGTTGTAGGGCAATCCTGAGTTCCATTACTTTTTAGTGTAATCTTCCACAATGATCTTAATGCCCTTATCCCCATCATTTGAAAGTTGAACAGCTTGAACGTCTCGCTGACCTAAATATTGTTTGCCACACCAGATCAACATTACATTATCGCCCTTCAGTGCTTTATCAATTTGAGCCCTTTTTATAGCTATTCTGGTCTTCACAAAGCTTTTGTCACGTAGAGCGTCAAAACTCATATCAAAGTTTGCTTTAACGAACCTTTCTAGTGAACTATCGGATACTCCAAACCAGTCCGCAGCTTCTCTGACGGTTGGGTAAAGTTTCATGAGCTTTTCTAATTCATCTTTATCAATCGCTTCTTGCGCTTTTGGGGGTCTAGCCATTCGTCAACTCCGCTTTCTTGCCTGTGTATTTCTCCCACCTTGCGACGATCTGGGTTCCACCTTTTGGTTCGGCCTTGTCCCATTTGACGTGGCATGACCGGCAAAGCCAGCGGACCCTAAGTGGTTCTTGGTAATTAAAGTGGGCTCCCTCAATGCGTTTACTGGTGGATGCGCACTTCTCACATTGTGAAGGTTTGACGATTTTACCTGACTCAATGCAATAGGCTAAGTACCTCTGGGCTCTGGCGGCTTCTTTTGTTCTAACGTGCTTATGGGCTGCGGTCTTTGGAGCATGGTCATATGCACATCGCTTAGAACAGAACCTCTGTTTAAGAGTTGCTAGTGGTCCGAATTCTTTTCCGCAAACACAAATCCTGAACGTTTGAGGCTTCCTATTTCCGCCGTTAAGTCCGGTTCTGGTTTTTAATTTCGGTCCAGGACGTTTGAGTTCCATCGTCATTGACAAGATATGCCTCCTTTCCTGAATACTTACACCATCGCTCTATGATGATTGAGCAGTAGTGTGGGTCAAGTTCCATCATGAAACATTTACGGTTGGTCTTCTCGCATGCGATGAGGGTTGATCCTGATCCGCCATAGATATCTACTACTGTTTTAGTTTCTTTACCCCATGCTTCTAAAAACCATTCAACTAGCTTAATGGGCTTCTGAGTTGGGTGCATCCTTTTTCCGGCATCATCACCAGTCATTCCATAATATCCCGACCAAATAATTCTTACTGATGTTCTTCTGGTGGGAGGATATGCCCAGCAAAATTCGGTGGTATTACCGGGAACACGATCAAGAGTTTCGCTCCGTTTGTCCCATGCAATAAAACATCCTCCTTTAGGAAGTTTGTCGTAAAAATAATCAGCGCCCCAAATAAATTTTCTTTTAGAATCAATAGCCAATATAGGATTCGGGTCATATTCAATATCGTCTCCCTTCACTTTCTTAAATCTGTTTCCTGTATCAGAATGGTCACCGAAAGCATACATACCATCATAGTTGGTATCTAAATTCATTCCATAAGGGGGATCAGTAAACACCATGTCCGCTCTTTGACCGTCCATGAGACGCTCCACCATCCCGATGTCAGTAGAATCCCCACATAGCAATCGGTGGTTACCCAATCGATATAGATCGCCTGGTTTAGTTTGAGGCTCAACATGTTCGGGTACCTCATCCTCATCGCATTGAGGAACTAGCTCAGCAGGTTCTAAAACGAAGTCTTTAATCCCCAGTAGATCCAGATCAAAGTCAGGACCCAATTCCCCAATATCAGAATTAATTCCAGATAGGTCCAATTCTGCCCAGGACGCAATCGCATTGTCGGCCTGTACATCGGCATACTCCTGCTCATCAGACTCGTAATCCTGATAATTGACTGGTGCAGTCTTCCATCCATTGAGCTTCGCTGCGAGAACGCGCCCGTGACCGCTGGTGATGAATCCGGATTGTTTTGACACTTTCACCGGGTATCGCCATCCTTGATAGCTTAGAATCGAAGCCAGACGCTTTATCTGTTCATCTGGGTGGGAGTTTCTATTCTTTGGATGAGATTTTAGTTCTTTGACGTTGATCAATGCGTCATATAAGCAATTCGTCTTCAATGAATATCATCCTTCATCAACTTCAGCTGCCATTTATGTTTCACGCCACGCGCATCCTTGAACGCTGTTCTTTTGAAATATCTCAGGTTGAAGAGATGCTGAGGAAGCGTTTCTATCTGAGCCAGTATAGCATCAAACGTTGGGCCTGAATAATAAAGCTCCTTGATTACAGGTTCATGCCAGTCTTTATGCTTGATTGTGGCGGTCAGTTTGTAAGTAATATCGTCCTCACTTTACGTCTTTAGCTTCTTGAGCAACCTGGGCTCTAAGCTGTGCATGACTGAGTGCCTTGGTCTTACCTACTACACTTGCTCCTGTGGTGGGCTGGGTAGGGTTAGACACTTGCGCGTCTTTGAATCCCATAGCTTTGCCTCTTGTTTCCTGGATGAGGGTATCCGTCTGAGCAATGCTCGGGGCTTTGTTAGAGGTAGCTGAGGCAAGCCTGACAGCCGCTCTATGAGCATCTTCATCGGTCAGTGGTTCTTCCCATTCTTCCTGGGCCTTTTGCTTACCACGCCTTACAGCAGGAGGGCCTGATAGGGGTTCTTCATTAAAGCCTAGTTCAACCATGAGTTCTTCTGGGACGACAGCATCGAGTGATGCGGTATTAGCTAGGGGGATAAGCGATACCTTGCCCTTGAACTTAATCCAAATGACTCCAAGTTCTGTATCGAGTACCAGCTTTGCACCTCTTTGAGCCGCATTGATCTTAGACGTGAGATTAGATCCTTGCATAAACAGGTTGCCATGAAGTTCTGCGAAGGTGACTGGGATAAAGCGTTGCATAGATTCTCCTAGAGGAAAGGATTGAAAATGGCTTCTGGATACTTATTCTTCCAGATGACCCGTCCAATCTTGGTTAAGTGAGTGAATTTGTTAAAGCCCTCGGGCAACAGTGAAGTACCGATGCCGTGTTTACGGGCTTCTATATCTCCTTTGACAAAGACGAAATGAAGAGTATGGCCCTCGCTAATAGACCAGCCGACAGCAGTATCAGGGTCATCATCTAAAACCGCCAGACGGACAACACAGTCCACGCGACTGAGAAGCCCATCAATAACATGATGGTAATTGTGGTAATAAACACCGCTCTCAATATCTTTGAACAAATCATTATTGAACCTCAATCCGTTTAAGAAACTGGCATAGATCAAATTACGAAAAGGTACAAGTGCTGGATCAGTGCTTGAGTAACTGATTACCTTGTACCCGTTCACTTTAAACCCCATCGTTTTAACCACTTATAGAGTTTACGGTAAACGGTACTTCTATGAATAGGAGGGTTAAACTGGTGCCTGATCTGCTCCTGCTTGTATCCCTCAAAGTAAAGACACATGATCTTCTTCTCTTGCTCATCATCGAACTGGGTTCTGGCAATGCTTTGACCAATAATATTGAAGTACTGAGTTTTAGCATCCCTGACTACCGGGGCTGCACGTCTCATGCGCATCACTGAACCGCTCTCACGTAGATAGACGCCGTCTAAGTGATTCGAGTTCTCAATGTCTTTAAAACCGGATTCAGCTAGTTTCAGATTCCACTCTTTCAGAAGTACAGCAAATCCGGGGTGGTCTGCTGGTTTGCTCATCATGCAGTAGATGCGTTACCTTCTTGAGCAGCTTTAAACTCTGCCTCTTGCTTCAGCTTCGCCTGAGTAAAGATATGACGGGCTACTTCGTTGGTCGCAGCTTTGCGCAGAGAGTGAATGAAATAAGCATCGGGCTTATGACTCTCCTGAGGCCCTAAGGACTGAAGCATCACGGCAAGAGTAGCGACCAAGCTTTCTTTGTTGGTGGTTGGGATGAGAGCACCTGAGATGATCCTATCAGACCATTCTTTGAACTCTTGAACACCCATCGGCAAAGGACGTAATTCATTCATCTGTTCAATAATGGTTTTAGAGCTGGTCTTGGCTGTATTGTTCTTTACCTTCTGCCAGAATTTCCAGCTCATTTGGCAACCTGGGCTGCTGCGGGAAGGGGTGCAGGAGCTTCGGGCATAGGCACTACAGGTTCAGGTGGTAGCTCCATTCCTTCTTTGTTGAGAGCGAGTAGTTTGGCGACATGCTCATCAATCTGTTTCTTGAGTAGATCTACATCCGCATACATCTGATGAAGCATCCGGGTTTTATGGCCTACCCAGACGGCTTGCGTGGAATACTCGGCGTCCACTTCTTTGCGCGTGCGCTTAGGGACTTCAAATCCCGGTGGAACTTTCTTTTTACCCATGATTTTTTCTAACATTGATTTGCTCCTAGATACGTATATGATTATTTCGCATTGTTAAGGCATTTATTAATCTTGTAAAGTAAAAAAGGAGTTTTTATGTGGGCATGGCTATCAACAAATGTTCCGGTGGTTCTTTCTGTGGTCGGTGTCTTGATCAGTGCTGCGGTCGCAGTCCTTCATGCGCTGCATAAAGATGATGTGGCTGCGAAGCTTCAAGAGTTTGAAGACATCTTAACCAAGCTTCAAGCACCTAAGGCCTAATGGTTGTTACCATCATTCTTGCAGTCCTCAATGCGATTGCTGCGATTCCAGCAATTGCTAAGTATTTTGAAGAAGCGATGGCAGCGATAGTCGGGTGGTATGTAGCTAGGCAACAAGCTGAGACACTAGGGATGATTGCGGATGCAGCTGCATTAGCAGCAAGGGCGGTAACAGATGAGGATCGGTATCAGGCAGCCAAAGCTTGGCAGGACGCTCTTGCTCGCGGCAGGATTAGCATTAACTAGCTGTCGCACCTCAAGGCCTCCCGCCATGAGCATTTGCATTGGTGACGGAGTTGGAGGGGCTGATTGTCAGTTAGCACCCACTAGTCCCCTCATGAATTGTTGCATTTTGAACGCTCAAGGCTATTACTGCCCTCCTACGTGTCTTAAAAACGCATGGATCACATCTGAAGCAGAGGAGGCTGCGTTTGCCTCATGGTGCTTTCAGGCCTCACCACGGGCCGTACAGATGCATATGGATCAGATTAAGCAATCGATCTCAACTTCAAAGTAAAACCCCCACCTTGCATCTTGCAAAGCAGGGGCCTCAGAGAAGACATGAATGGATTGGGTCTATTCAATCCTAGGCGGGATCATTTGTCAAAGGAACTCCGAGTTCTTTTAAAGCGTCGAATACATAAGAGACATGTGACCTTATTCCGCTTTGCAGTAAATTGGGCTGTTGAAAAATATCTATTAGGGGTGCTCACTTCGCAAAGACATGAAAGAAGAATTGCTCCCTCTTGCTTGATCTGAAAATGTATCTTTTTTTTATTCATTTTTATCTTTTAAGTAATCTTTATAAGCCTCAGACGCTACATTAAGCCATTGATCTACGTGCAACGTAAGCCCACAATGGCCACAGGTATCCAAATCCCCTTCCGGAATAGAATGGATCACCCCGTTTACTTTGTGATCAGGAGCACAGGAGCGGCAGCCACAGTGATATTCTTGTTTACATCGTGGGCAATTCATTCCTTACCCTCTAAATCCTGGGAGAGATTTACATCTCTTCTAAGGGAAACAAGAGCAGTGCAAAAATCAGCAAGCGATTCTCCAAGGTCATTTATATCTGCATTTGATACATCGTCGTGTTTAATACCCGAGGATACAAAGACGATCTGTCTAGCCAGAACAATCCCCAAAGCTCTTACTAACTCTTTCTCAGTCATCTCTTCTCCTTCAAATACTTCTTTGCATAACCCGTAATCTTCTCAATCCCAAAGAGTTTAAACAGAGTTTGAAACTCAGGATCTTTGGAACGCTTCCCTTCATCAATCAGTTTATGAACGAAGTCCTCAAGCGTTTTAGCATCACTCCATTTGATCTCAGATGTGCTGAGTTTCTTCATCTCTTTTTTCTTAACTTAAGACATCGCTTACAGTTAACAGACCTCCAAAACAGCGTTCTCATGTGAAAACCCCTTGTCCAACAAAGCGTGGCCCAACATAGTTCTGGGTAATTCACTTCTTCAAGTTTATGCCATACCGTTTTATTTTTTTTCATCATTTCTCCTATTAAAGACGCAGCAATAGCTTCCCCTCCTCCTGTCTTACCAGGATTTAGGGCTGTTTAATGCTTACCAAGTCATCAGAGCCTCTAGTGAGGGCTGCTTAATATTCGATATCACCACATCGCGTACACATAAGAGCGCTGTCTGGTTCTTCTGGACCTCCAACCAAGATCTCCACAGAGATATGGCCTACTAAACCACAGACAAACTCATTGTACCGTTGACGCATCTTCTCGAACATTCAGGATTCCTCACTAGCAAAGATGGGCGCTATTACTTCCCACCACGGCATTCCCCTTTTGACCCGACAATAAAAATCTCCCAGTTTCCCGGCCTAGGCATTGTATCCCCTGGATCTTACCCTATTGGCTTACTGCCAGGGTGATCCGCCCTTCGAAGGAAAGCCCGTTACATGGGTTCTTCCCCTCTAGCTTCGCGAAACAGAAACTAGAAAATCTGTCTGCTCAACAATCGGTGCAGACATTACCCGCGCGTATTTCTACGCTCGTACTTCTGTAACCCTGGGTTTACAAGTTGAGGGTTAAAATCCTTGGCTTCTATTTGATGATTGATTTATCAGCTCGAATGAGTGAAAAAGGATTCATCAACTTTCACATGCTGATAATTAGACTGGTTTTGCCTAAAAAGCAAGCCAGTCTAATCTTTTATCTTTTTAACCCCAACACACGCCTTCCCATCAACCAATCTAGTTTTACAGTAGTGGCATTCGATGGGTTCTACTGGCTTTGAAATGGATTCAAAGGACTTTCCGCAGTGAGTGCAGGTCATGAGGTACATGACTGAAGATCATACGCGTTTCTTTAAAATGCGCCGGACTTTGATATGAAGATAGCCTCGGTCATAATCTAAGACCCATACCTTTGGGTCATCTGTCTGCATCATTCGTACGGCACCACGGTTACCGAACCAATAGAACCACCCATTAGGTGCCCATATAGTTGGCTCTACCTTACGATGAGGAAAGGCTTTTAAAAGCGTCTCATAACTCTGAGATGATGATATAATTATTCTCTTTTGAAACATGTCTAAACGCCCTTAGGCTTCTTTTTCTTCTTCTCTTGTAGAGGAAACCCTAGACGCCTGCGCTTTTCGACTAGCGTGCTCCGTAGGATGCCTAGTAGCTTCGCAGCTTGGGTGCAGTTGTTATTTGAGAGGTGAAGAGCACGTTCAATGATAATCATCTCTGTAGTCCATAAAATATCGTCGATAGTCCAATGAGATCCCATCAAACTAGCTACAGCGAGATAGAGTCGATCATCTGGTAGAACTTTCATCATATTCCTTCATAAAAATGGCGGGGTCCTAATTGAACGGACGATCAAGCTGTTTCCAGCCAGTACGGGTTACCGACCCCCTACCCGCCATCTTATCCCCAGGCACATCAAGCATGGAGGGTTTATAAGCCCGCCGCTGGGAAATTTGGTAGTCGGGGGTGGATTCGAACCAACGACCTTCGTTATGTGCGAGTCTACCCTAGGACTAGACTTACGGGGAGATCAACCCCCTAACGATGCTCTGCCAACTGAGCTACCCAACCACATAAACTTTATTTCTTAACTGGTTTCTTTACCTTAACTTTTTTCTTAGCCATTTTTGTATCCTCCTATATTCCCAATAAAACCACACTTTGCATCGAATCCAAGGGGAATATCCAACTGCTTTCATTATTTGTAGAAAAACTTTCTTGGAATGAACTTGTGTCAGTTCAGGCATTGGCAATTTCATCTACTTGATCGCCAATCCAGTATGGAACAGTGAAAAGATTGCCCGCAGAATAGTTACCGTTATGTTCATAACCAAGAGCATGCATGCACTCATGAGCAATATTCCCAGCAGATCCAGCTCCGCGAGATTCCTTAGCAGTATTAAAATAAACCGAACCATCTTCTTCATAAGCAATAGCCCTCGAAAACCAGTTCCAATAAAACCCCACATTGATATTCACCTCAAGAGTCGTCTGTAGCTTCAGAGCAACCATGCCCGGTGTCTCATCCGTATTATCAAACTTTGGGAATGCTGCGACCTTCGCTAGAAAGTCAGCAGAGCTTAAAATAGATGAGGCAATCCCAGCATTCTTTGTCACCAAGTCCTGCCAATAGGGGGAACCATTTAGAAATGAGATGTTAATTTTCATTTTAATCCTCACTTGTATCTATAAAATTACTGGGTTTAATTAAGAGTTTTTCAAGATGATCGAGTTTCATTTGTATATTTGACAGTGATGCTGAAATTATTTGGATATGGTAATTTATGAGAGAAAGATCTGGTTGGGCCGGCGTTGGTTGATAACAATCTCCAGTGAATTGTTGTTGAGAAGAGGCACACAGTGGGCAACGGCTACCTTGATAATTGTGCAAACACGTATAATTGCTCATATCCCACCTTCCACACAGCTATCCGGTGGGGCCTTGGCCGCTATAATTTCTAAATCGTCTTGATATTTCTTGTAATAGTTCAACATTAGATTGAGGTGGTCGATCATTTCTTTTTGAGCCTTCACCAATTCCCTGAGTGCTTCGATTTCATCTTGTTGATTCATCTCATCTCTCACGAGTGCACGCAAGATCCCATGTAAAATCAAATTCTGCATTCAAATAATTAAAAAGATAATTAGGAGTTTGGAACTCATTATTGTGAATAGTCTTAAATTCTAGTTTACTCATGTAATGGGTTATCCCAAAATATTTCTAAGGATTTTTAAAGAAGAAGTATCAGGACCACCCTCTTCTTCTAAATATCGCATTGCTTCCCTGACTGCCGAAAGTAACTCGGATGGCGCGGAGGTGGAAAGGGCATTCCTGCACATCATCACACGCTCCTGTTCAACAAAAGGGTCGTAGTATGACATAGCACTAACCTCCAAAGCAGCCCGCATCACCGCATTTTCCGCAGTCAATTTAAGTTCGAGTTCAGTCATGGGGTTCTTTCGTCTGAAAGGGGATACATTGCTTCGACTTCGGAGAGAGCTGGATTAATAAATTGGTGAATCATTACACAATGGTCACAGTCTTCATCACCGCTTCGGACGCTCTGGATTGGGCGAGGTCTTCAGTCATTAGCTCAAAACGTCTCTCAGCTAAGTCCCATGCTTGCTCCCATTTATCTTTCAGCTTCGTCACCTGGGCGAGTTCATCTTGATGTTTTTTTAACCCATCCATAAAACCTTGATGGTAACTACTTAATTCCATTTCCGCGCTCATATATCCCTCTTTGTTAATTGCTTTTCCTTAACGTACTTAATCACTTCACCGTGAGGGGTTTTGATCTTGATCGCGATGCGGTTAGCTGTGCGATAATAAACTTCAGCAGGGATGAGTTCACCTTGGTAAGATTTATTATTGCAGGGCTGCTTGTAAATCACTGGGTCTAGAGGGAGGAAGGTCATTTCTTTACCTCTATGAATTCGATCATGGTTTTACATTCAAGCCCATCAGGTAAATGTTGATAAGCTGGTATTTGATTTGTAAGATTTTCTTTAAATACTAAGGATGAAATCCAAACCCGTCTGCGCCCTTTCTTTTTTAAGTGCCGCATTTGTTTGGGGTGGAAATGATTACCCGTATTATTATCCATCATGACCATAGCTACCCCGTCCGGGTAAAACCCACCAATCTTACCTATGTAACGATGACTTTTTTCGTAAGCTACAATTTTTTCACCCACCTTAAATTCTCGTTTCATTAAAACAACTCCACTTCCCATTGACCCCTAACCTTCTTAATAGCCTTGAATATGAATGGGAACTTGTCAGCAGCAACCTTGATCTTCACCCTCGCATCGTCTTCCCAATGCCCTTTAACCTCGTGTACTTCCATAATCCCATCCCGCATCATCACTAGAAAGTCAGGAGTATAAAAGGTTTTTTCTGCGAGTCGCAGTTTAATAGCATCAAAGGAATACCACTCTATAAGTCCTGATCTTTTTTTATTTTCTAATTCATGAGCATAAGATAGCTCAAGTTTATTCATTACCCCTTGAACCCTGATCACCCCACGTCCACGCTTAGCCCACGCACTCATTCTTGAGCATCACCCATCTGATCAATAGATTCATTCTCACATGCGCCGATATAGGCCTCAGCACGTTCAATGAAGTCTTTTACCTGTCCAGTAATGGGTTTGTTCTTTTTCAGAGAGTCGGATTCAATATAAGCAACGTAAT